CAATTGGAGAAATCATCGATCTCCAGGCTGAACTAGATGTAACTGATGCACAGTGGATCTCACAAGGTCGTTTACATGCTGTCGGTCGTTATCAGTTTACAAGAGATACTTTTAGAGAATTAATTTCTACTCTAGGTTTTTCACGTAGCCGTAAATTTAATGAGGCAACCCAAGACCAGATGTTTGCTTCTCTATGGAAAAGTGGTGGACCTGGTAGATGGGTTGGCTTGAAACATGCCACGCCGGAAGAACTAGCCGAGCTTAATTCGTAATGATTGATCCAAATTTAATTGATCCTCAAGAGATCCAAGATCAACTTGATGGTTTTGCAGCTCGCGTTGAACAAAGACGCGACCAAGAACGAACTGAAGAGGCAAACCTTCTTCAAGAAGAAAACAACGAGGATGAAAAGTCTGACGTTAATGTTGTAGATGAAGTAAAACGTGCCAGCGTTGGTGGCCTAGCACTATCAGCTAGCTCCTTACTTTCTTTTCCTGAAAGGATGATTGATATGGCATCAGGTCGTCTTAGTGAAGAGATACAAGAAACAGGAGAAGCCCAAACTGACTTTGATCCTTTAGGTGTCATTGGTTACTTAGAGGATGTTGAAAAGAATAATCTCACAAACACATGGTGGGGTGAGTTTCTTAAGCAAGGTGTTCACTATGGATCCATTGCTGCAACTGGTGGTGCAGCAGGTATTGGTAGAGGCATATCGAGTATTGCTGTTAGAGGTACTGTTCTCGGTGCTGCATCTGATCTTGTGTCATCACAATCTCAAGAAGAGAATGCTACTCAAGCTATTACTGACAGCAAGATCTTAGAACGTATTCCTTGGGCTGGTGAGTTTCTACAGTCTGGGTTTGACTCCACTATTAATCCAGTGTTGGGGACAAAAGATAGCGATCATCCATTTTTTAAAACACTGAAGAATATGGCTGAAGGTGTTGGTCTTGACTTAGCAATTAGTAAGATCATCAGCCGTTTTGCTGACGGTAAGAACATTGATGCTGAACGTCTTAAGAATAGGGATGACCAACTAAAAGAATCTGCTACTGCTGAGATTGCAGATGATGCTCGTGTTCGTGAATCCAACACACAGCAACTTGAAATAGAAGGACTTGATCCTACTGAGGTACCACCTGCTGGTCAGCCTGGTAATACATTCCGAGCTTCTAAAAATAAAGACTATGCTGACCCCTGGCAAGGCAACCCCGTATCAAGTAAGCAACCCTTTGATGTAGCACAGCAAGCTGACAACCTAGGTAGGTCTTGGCCGACACCTGGTGCTGGTTCTACTGACAACGTATTCACGTCACGTCAGCTTGAGACTATGGCACGTTCTGTTGATGTAACAGAGACAGAGTTTAAGCGCATTGTAAAAGATCTTGTTAGTAGTGATCGTTATCAGCAAATGTTGAAGGACGCTAAGAAAGCTGGTCAATCAATGCGTACTACTCATGGTGGTGCTTTAGATCGAGTACGTGAAGCAATGGGTCGTGATTATTCTGATATGGATCCTGATGCTTTTTTTGAGGCTATGTCTCGTGATACCGATACTATCGGTGGACTTAGCTCTTGGAATAATGAGGCGATCAGAGCTGCAGATATTATCAATGCTTCTATGTTTAAACAGGTACGAGATCTTGGTATTGGTATGAGAGAAATCTCGGGTGTTGCTGACATCCTTGATACTGATGGTCCTATAAAAGCCGCTGCTGATCGTTTAATTGTTGGTCTTACTAACGTTAAACGCTCTCGTTATCTCGCTGGTGCGAAGCTGCAGGGACTTGATTTTGATACGCCTAAAGCAAAAAAACAGATTGCAGAAAAAGTTGAAGCAATGCGATCTGAATCAGAAGAGGCATTGACTACTTTCCTCAAGCTTGCAAAGGAAAGTCCTAACGATGATATGACTAAGGCATTGTCAGAGTTCTTTGCTATGTCTGATGATGTACACAACCTCACTGACTTTGACGCTTACATGCGTGCCTCTTTACGTGGAGGTAAGTTCAACGGTAAGAAGTACGGTAACCAAGCTGTCAAAGAACTAGGTTCTGTGATGGTACATAGCATCCTCAGTGGTGTTAAGACGCCCGTGAGAGCAATCATGGGTACAGCTACTGCATCTTTCCTTAGACCGTTATCTGCTGTCATTGGTGCTTCGATGCCAGGTGGTGATCGTGCACTTGCTAGAGCAAGCCTTGCTGGCGCTAATGCTTATATCCAGGCAGTACCTGAAGCATTCCAACTGTTTCGTCGAAACCTAAGTGCTTATTGGGCTGGTGATATTGCCAACATGAAAACACGCTTCACTGAAGGTGCCACACGTAATGACCAACAGTGGGCAATCATGGGCAAATGGGCAGAGACTCATGGCACTGATATGGACCTAACTGCTTATCGTTTTACAGATATGATCCGTACCTTAAACGATAAGAACTTCCTTACTTATGGCACCAAGATTATGGGTGCTACTGACGATGCTTTTACCATGCTTATGGCTCGTGCCAGGGCAAGAGAGAAGTCTATGTTGGATACAATGGAGTCCTTTAAAAAGGGTGACATTGCAGAGATTACACCTGAAACACTAAAGGTAGCTGAGAATAACTTTTACTCTAAGTTGTTAGATGAAGATGGTAACATCAATTTGAAGAGTGATCTTTATCTTGAGTCTCAAGTTAAGGAAGCTACTCTTACAACTGAGTTGTCTGGTGTTGCACAGAAACTTGAAGGTCTGTTCAACTCAGCACCTATGCTGAAACCCTTCTTCCTATTTGCACGTACAGGCATCAATGGTCTTGAGTTTGGCGTTAAGCATATGCCTATTCTTGAGAAACTTAGTAAGGAGTACCGCAATATTGCTAGTGCAACTGTAGATAACCTTGATTCAGTAAGACAATACGGTATTGAGTCAGCACAAGATCTTATCAATGCACAAAACATCCGTAAAGGACGCTTAGCTATTGGATCTGGTGTCACCTTTATGGCCAGTATGTATTACGCCAACGGTGGCTTGACAGGCAATGGTCCACAAGATCGTCGTCTTCGTAAGCTATGGATGGATACTGGCTGGCAGCCACGTTCATTCAAGGTACCTTCACCAGCAGGTGATGTATGGGTCAGCTACGAATCATTCGAACCGTTCAATAATATCCTTTCTACCATTGCTGATATTGGAGACAATATGTCCCTGATGGGTCCCCAGTGGGCTGAGCAAAGTTTACTTAAGGTTGCTTTGACTGTTGGTGGGGGTGTTACCAGTAAGTCATACCTACAAGGTGTCGGTCAACTAATTGATCTAGCTAGTGGTGAGCCGTACCAGCTACAAAAGATTGCAGGTAATATTGTTAACAACACGATTCCTCTTGCAGGCTTGCGTAATGATATTGGTAAGACATTAAACTCACCCATGCGTGAGATCAATAAAGATATCTTTAGCTCTATTCGTAACAGGAACCTTGCTTCTGAGTTTGGACCTGGTGAAGATCTAGCTATCAAATACGATGTATTGAATGGTGAAAAAATTAGAGATTGGAACTTCATGGAGAAGATGTATAATCTTATCTCTCCAGTAGGTATTAGTCTTAACAATAGTCCTGGTAGAACTTTGCTGTGGAATAGTAATTATGACTTACGGCTTGTCTCGTATACATCTCCTGATGGACTTGAACTAAAGGAACACCCCAAGCTTCGCTCTGAATTTCAAAAGTATTTAGGTAAGCAAGGTTTAGAAGCCAAGCTTAATAAACTAGCTGAGCGTCGTGATGTACAACTGTCTGTTATGCGAATGACTAATGATCGCAATTCTAATAAGAACTATTTAGATCCGATGAATTCATATCTACATAACTCTCTTATTAAACAACGTTTTGAAGCTGCACGTAAAAAGGCTTGGGCAGAGGTAAGGCGTAACAATCCAGACCTTACTGATGAGTTATATGAAACCAAAAAACAACGTGCTGCAGAAACTTTCAGAACACGTCGTGATACTAATAATGCAGGCAGTCTCGAATCCATCAGAAAATTAAACAATCCTAACTAATGGCTGAATCAACTTATACAGCTCCGGCTACATATACAATTACCTTTCCTTCGTTGAGTCAGTCTGAAGTTAAGGTAAGTATTGACGGAGTTCTTCAATCTAGTGGATTTACTATTTCTGGTTATGCAACCAGTGGTAGTGGAACCGTTGCTTTTACATCAGCACCAACTGCTGGTTCTACAGTTCGTATCTTTAGAGATACAACTATTCTTTCAAATCAACTACCCGCTCCTAAATCTGACTTTCAGCCTGGTGCATCAATTAAGGCTGAAGACCTGAATGTCAACATGGATCAAGTTCTGTACAAGCTTGCAGAAAAGATTGATGATGGTGATATTTCTAATGATGCTGTTGTTACACAGGCTATTCGTGATCTTAATGTCACTACAGATAAGATTGCTAACTCCAATGTTACTACGGCAAAGATCGCAGACTCTAACGTAACTACAGCTAAGATCAACGATGCTGCTGTAACCACTGCAAAACTTGCTGATAGTGCTGTAACTACTGCAAAGTTTGCTAACCTTTCTATTACTACTGCTCTGTTAAATGATAGCAGCGTCACGACAGCTAAGATTGCTGATGATGCTGTTACCCCTGCCAAACTTGCAAACACGGCTGTAACTGCTGGTAGCTACACCGCTGCTGACATTACTGTTGATGCACAAGGCCGGGTTACTGCTGCATCTAATGGTGCTATTGGTACTTCTGAAATTACTGATGCTGCTGTTACTACAGCAAAGATCGCTAATGCAAATGTCACCACCGCAAAGGTGGCTGATTCTGCGGTTACAACGGCAAAGATTGCTAACGATGCTGTAACCGTTGACAAGATCAACGACGGTGAAATTACAGTAGCTAAGTTAAATGCTTCTGCTGTTGTGCTTAACAGCGAACAAATAGGAAGTACACCTAACGATACTTCGTTCTTTACTACCTCTGCAAGTGACGGGCGCTACTTCCGTCAAGACAGTACTGAGACCATCACCTCAGGGGTGCCCTGGTCTTCTAATGATTTAAAAGCTGCAACTACTGGAGCTATTGATGCACGAATTATTGACCTTATGGAAGAGGTTGGTGGATTCGTTCCTATTGCTAACGAAACCAGTTTTCCGGCTCTTAACCCTGATATTAATAACGGTACAGGTACTATTGTCAGCGTTTCGGCTATTGGTACATCTCGTACGCCTAGCTCGGGAACAGTCACGATTGCCAACGGAGCAGGATCAGGAAACACAGTAACTATTACTGGTGTTGGATCTCAAGTTTTGACAGCAGGAATCGGCATGTTAGTTGAAACAACTAGCACTCTGCATACCTACTCATTTCACCGATTGATTGCACCAGCAACTAATGTCAATACTTGTGCGACAAACATTTCTAGTATCAATAGTGTTGCTACTGATGTTGCTAATGTTAATGCAGTAGCTTCAAACACCAATAATATAAACGCAACAGCTACTAACATTGCTAATGTTAATGCTGTTGGTACTAATATTGCTAGCGTCAACACTACTGCTGGAAGTATTGCCAATATTAATACTATTGCTAATGATCTTAACGAAGCCACTTCTGAGATTGATACAGTTGCAACCAACATTGTAAATGTAAACAATGTAGGCAATAATATTGCTAACGTAAATACTGCCGCCGCAAACCTCAGTAGCATTAATAACTTTGCTGATGTTTACCGTGTTGCATCTTCTGACCCCTCTTCAAGCTTAAATACTGGTGACTTAGTATTTAATACTACTAACAATGCTTTACGTGTTTACAATGGTTCTGCATGGCAGGATGGTGTAACTGCATCTGGCAACTTCATGTCAAAAAGCGGTGATGAGATGACTGGTGATCTCTCCATCCCAGATAAGATTATCCATAGTGGCGATACTAATACAGCGATTAGATTTCCTGCAAACGATACAGTTTCTGTAGAGACTGCGGGTAACGAGCGCCTCAGGGTGGACTCAAGTGGGAACGTTGGGATTGGAGAGACCAGTGTTCAATCAACTTTGCATGTTGCAAAAAACATTGCTGATTCTGCTGCAATCAATTGGACTGGCAGCCAACTTTCAATAGCTACACCCATTGCTGGAAACAGCACAGCTAATAGAGCAACAATTTATTTTGCTCCATATGGCAGTGACAACAATTATGCGCCATCTGCAATTTCTGCTTCAGCGGGAACAAGCGGTGCATCAACGCTCAAGTTTTTTACAAACGCAAGCGGCAACTTAACTGGGCAAGTTCAGTCATACGAGCGGCTCAGGATTACGAGCGACGGAAAGCTGGGATTGGGCAGTACCGCACCTGGACATAATTTAGAAATTAAGGGAAGTTTTCCTGACTTTGCAATCGTTGATTCTGATACTACTAACGACAAGTTCAGGATT